TTCAGGTGTGCAGTGGGGTAACTCGTCGCCCGTATCAAGATCAAACAGGGCGTTGGAGTGGATCTCAATGCGCTGCTGGATAAACTCCTGCTGGCGCTCGTAGGGCCACAATTGGATGGGTATAACCTTCACAGGGGCATCAGGGTAGGATGCCTTTATGGCAGCGTCCCTGCGGCTCCAATCGCGGATGATGGCCACGATCTCCAGCTTGCTCACATCGGTGTTCTTTACCTTGCGGACAAGCCAAGCGTAGATGTTTAGCTGGAGTTCCCAGTCAATCTTCTCATTCATCACTGACCATGCGCCCACAGTCTTGTAGTCATTAACAGTGATGGTGCCGTCCTCATTGATGATCTGTAGGTCAATAGCCCCTGAAATAGCCCAGCCGTCAACGCTGGTGTGCAGCCTCTCCTCGACTAGGTGGTGGTCATCCTTGCCGTGTTCTAGTACGCCGTGAATGGCCGTGCCAAAAATGGACCAGACCATCTCGCTAACGTCCTGCTCAATTTGATCGGCGTGTAGCTTGCGTAGTTGGACAATCCTGGGGGAGGAGATCAACTCGGTGGCCGAGATGTTGGACTTTCCCTTAGAGTAAGAGGGGCGCTTTAAGACGTTCACAAACGTCTGCGGTAGGTTGTACTTGTTAGTGATGATCATTTGCGCATCTCCATCATTGCGTCTGCCATGTGGTATGCATTTTCAGCAGCCCACATTGAAACATTACCTATGGTTGATTGCCATTCATCCTTATCAATAAACGCCCGCATCGCCTGGGCCGCAAAGTAATCGCGCAAATCCATTCCGCTGAATTGGACTCGGTTGTCGCTTGATGGGAACGCTGCGTAAACTTCTTCTTTCATGCTTTATCCTTGATTGGCTTAGTTTCTAGTGTTTTTTTATAAAGATCTGTCAGTTCATTAATTGCATCCTGAAGCGCGTCAAGCACCACTATTTGAGTGCCTGAACTTGCATCTGGCTTAAACCATGCTGCATAGTAAATCTTCGCTTCTCCATCGTTTTCGTCCCAGTTAACCGTAAAGCAGCGCATATGTTTCTCCTGTAGAATTAGGTGGTCGGGCCACACATTGTACCCATAGTATATCATGTCTTGCAACCCCTTGGGAAATTATTTATGGCAGTCACCACTACGCAGCGCAGCCTGAAGTACATGAGGGACAACGGCTTCTATGCCGAGGTGGTGGAGCGGTACAACTCTTTTACCAAGCGCAAGAATGACTTCGCCGGCTTCATTGACATCTTGTGCCTTGGCCAAGGGGCGGTAATCGGCGTGCAGACCACCAGCTGGAGCAACACATCTTCCCGGCTAAAGAAGATCTTAGAGCATGAGAACCTGGACATAGTCAGGGAGTCAGGCATCAAGATAGAGGTCCACGGCTGGCAAAAAAAGGACAACCGTTGGCAAGTAAAAATTATTCATGTAGAATAAACTTGCTTTCTCCTTGGTCCTAAAAAGACCCTTACCCCCTAGGAGACTGGGGGGTTCTTTTAACATTAACAGATGTTAGAGTTGAAAGCTAACACGCATGGGGATTGGTCTTATCGGGAAAGCTGCCGGTGACCAGCAGACACATCGTCTGACAAACCAGTCCCCAGCCGTGTTGGTGTGGCGAAAGCCTGAGACTCTCAACCTGCGGTAAAGTTCAAGGCAGGACACCAACAACTTTTATCGCGGAGTGGGGAAAGAGTAACCCGCTTGGCTCATAACCAAGAGATAGCTGGTGCGACTCCAGCCTCCGCAACCAAAAATATTTTTACTACTTATTGCCGAAAAGCAAAAAGTGCTGTATAGTGATAACCGTTGCCGTAGGAAGCGACGATTTGAAGCCGTTTACTCATGCCTCTTCCCCTTTGTGGGGTTCCTACAGGGGGCAGTAGTAAACGGCTTTTTTCATTTCTACGGCTACCGGACTCCATCCGTTAGCAAGTGGTTGTATCGCCAGCGTGGAAGAAAAGACAAAAAACTCGGTGTGACCCGCACCTCCGAAGTAGCGCAAGCCAAAAGGAATAAACAAGGTTGTCGTAAAGACACATACCCTAGTACGCTGGGAGATGATCGACAAGCCGGTGAGAACTGGCTTTATCGGGATTCCAGGGGAGGGCGGCTTGGCTGGCCGATAGATCGCGTAAAAACCGGTCAAAGCACCTTGATAAAGAGTCGTGAGCCATCCAACACCCAACAGCCGGGGGAGGGAGGGTCAACGGGTAAGAGGGCTTAGCATTGATGACACAACAGTTGACATGCTAGGAATTCATGTGGTATGATATTTACGAGGGGAAAGCGGATGCTGTGCGACAAACTTGCAAGGCCCGACTCTGAAACGACGGCTAGGCACAGTGCAGCGAGTACCTTCACCTTTTAACTTAGGAGAAAGCAAATGACTTGGAACATTTTTAAGAGGATAGCTCAACTAGAGCAGCAGGTAAAAGACCTGACGGACTTTAACGGTGATAACAACCGATGGTTTTTGCGGCTAGAGGAAAGGGTAACAAAGCTGGAAAAAGCAAATCAGGTTTTAGTGAACTCAAATCAAGCCTTAATTGGGAGGCATGAGAACATTGGCAAAAGATTGCAAAATCTGGAACATCAGGTTTATATGCAGTCACGCCAGCTAAATCACGCCGCCCCAGTCCACAGTGAGGGTGAGCCGGTGTTTACTGAGGTAGACAAAGAAAGGGAAAAGAAGCGTAAATACCAGCGTGAGTGGTACGCAAAGAAGCGGGCTAAAGCAAAGCAGGAAAAGAATGCCCAGGCTGCGCGTGAGAAAAAGAACGCTTACTACAGGGCTTACTACGCCCGCAAGAAGGCGGAGGCCAAATGAACAAACTACTAGCACTAATGCGGGAACCATTCCGCAAACCTAGCCCCTTGGAGGTGATTGCTACCGAGTTGGCGCATGCCCACTTGGAGAAGCTCGAAGCCGAAACAGCGGTGGAGTATGCGCAGAGCGTTGTCGATTACAACGTCAACCGAATTGCGCGGCTCAATGCCCGCATGGAGGAGTACAAGTGACCCAAGAAGAACTGTATGCAGCTATGGGCCGAGCCATCGACAGAGAAATAGTTGGCGGAAGTGTGGACAGGAGCGTGATAAACGCAAGCCGCAAGTTAATACTGCAATCGTTTAACCATTACATACCTGATTTTCAGACCTATAGTGGGCATGTGGATAGTCGGGCAGTGTTGGTGTATTTCAAAGACGGTGAGGAAATTGCGCGGTATGAAAACGGTAAGCATACATACACGCCAAGGTTCAAAGAACTGTGCCACGAGTTAGTAAACGAAATGTTTGAAGGAGAACTGAAATGAAAGACGAGATTGCAGGTACGATTTACGCTAAGGAATACACCGACTGGCACATCAAGACCGGCGGCTTTGCAAGGGACATGACCCTGCGTGACCACTTTGCTGGACTGGCGATGCAGAACTTTGCAGACGAAATTGCCCCTCACTCTGACCAAGCATGGTTTGAACAAATTACACGAGGCGCATACAGAATGGCAGATGCAATGATTAAGGAGCGTGCCAAATGATGTTTGAAGAAAAAGTAATTGCAAGCCTAATAGCTATACCTGTTGTATTGGGTCTTATTGCAATCCCAACCTGCTCCACGGATGCAGACATTGCCTCGCGCAATATGTCCAAGGCGGCAGACCAGTTTGAGGTGACGCGCCGTGTAGTGTTCTACAACGGCATCACTGGCGACTATATGCTGACTGTCGAGGGCTTGTGTTCGCTGGGCAATCACGACAAAGGCAGGGAACTGTCCATCACTTGTAAGGTGGGGCCGAGCAGCTACAAGAAGCACTTTCTCGGCCTGTCCGACAACGTGACGTACTTTGTTGAGCAGTTGGAAGCCAAACCTGCCAGCGTGTACCACTATCGCGTGGTGTTCAAGCCGTCAGCAATCATCCCTGATGTGGAGGTCAAATGAACGAAGAAAAGTTTTGGTTATGCGTGTGGGGCATGGTCCTGACGTTTCTTGCGGTGGTTGCGTTGTGCATCACTTTCAACGCTTATGGCAAGCGAGACAAGTGGGAGAAGGCTGTCAGTAATGGCGCTGACCCGATGGTTGTATCTTGTGCGTTGAACGATATAGCTGGCGGTGCAGACGCAGCTATTTGCACTATCTTGGTGCAAGGGAGGAAATAATGAACACCTGTTGTGACTATGGAAAATGCACCAATAGCCCTGACTGTCCGGTACGCAAGCAGCGCATCAAGGAAATCAATGATGCTTACGCCAACGGCTTCAAGGACGCGCAGTTAAACGACCCGTTGGATGATATGGCAGAAACTTTCAAAGCCTTGCTGACAATGGTGACTGTAGTGCTGTGTGGGTGGATTGCTTTTTTACTTTTTTGGGGGAAGTGATGAACGAACAAACTTATGGCTTCGGCCTAGTGCCTATTGTGACAGAGGGGGGCATTTCTGACCCTGATGCATATACATGGGAGTGCGACTGCGAAATATGCAAAGAAAGATATAAGAACTGGAAGGCCAAATTTGATGCGGAGCAGAAACAGTTGGGGGGTGAGGAATGAACATCAGAGACATTGAGCATATGTGGAAAGTAGCCAGCAACAACCCAAACCACGATACCAATTGGCATGACCCAGTTGTCATAGCCTTTGCCGCCTTGGTAGAAGCAGCAGCCCATGCTGATGAACGTGAGGAATGCGCTAAGGTGTGTGAGGAAGATGGTTTGCTTTGGGGGCAGCGGTACGCCGCCGCAATTCGGGCAAGGGGAACAACATGAACATCATTGAACTAGCAAAGCAAGCAGGAATGACTCCCTTTGAATTGTTTAAAGGTATTCGGTTTATTGAAGTTTGGTTGCCCGAAATTGAAACCTTTGTGACACGGCAAAGTTAATCAGAGCAAGGGGAACAACATGAAAAACTTTCCTAATTGGGTGTATACGCCGCTTGGTGCTTTTTGTACCGGGCTTTTTCTGGGATATATGTATCGGGGAACACCATGACAGGCTATCAAAGCAAAAAGAAAGCGGCGCAGGACAAGTTGGCACAGCCAGAGCAAGAGCCGGTGGGAACCTTGAATATCAGCCGTTACAAAGGCCACCTTGTAAACCACGACTTTGATTATTTTGGTGAGCTGCCTGATGGAACTTATTCCGTCTACACCGCCGCAGCACAGCCACAGCGCCCGTGGGTAGGGCTAACGGATGAAGATATTGAAGACATTTTTCAAATCGCGGCTGGTGCAGATGAGGAAACGCACATTCGCTTTGCTAGAGCAATTGAAAGCGCATTACGGAGTAAAAACAAATGATTGATGACGATGATGACACGCAGGTCTACAAAGACCACGGAGATGCCTTGACTATTGCGTATCAGTCTGGCTATTACGATGGCAAGAAAGCAGTATTAGCTAGTCTAGAGCAAAACTTCTGCCCCCGCTGCGGTAAGCGCACAGCAGACCTTACCGTTATCCACACTTGCACACCACCACAGGAGAAGAACAATGGTTGAAGTTGGCGATCTTGTTTACATCCACGAGTCATACGGGCCATTGCCTAAAGACTTGTTTGCTGTTGTCACGCGAGTAGCACACCGTTTACCTGCGCTGGACGACAGATACCCACCGGTAAGCGTGGAGCTATGGGTATTCAAGGATAAGCCAAAAATCAGTAGCTGGTATAAACCTGAACACTTAACAATTCTGGAGAAAAAATATGACCCCAAACAGTTACGACATTGACACTGCCAAAGAGATTGTCGGTGATGCACGTATGCGCATCATTGAAGCCAAGGCACGACAAGACGCAGACAACGGCGTTAGAGACGGTATGGCGCATGTGAAACGCGAGGCTGGCTATTGGGATAGGGTAGTGCAGTCTATGGAGCTAGTTGTATACGATGCAGCGTACCGCAAAAGGTTAGAACGAATTCAACGCATCAAAGAGAAGGAGAACACATGACCTATGAAGAATTTTTAGACTTTGTGCCAGCCAAGTGCATGTACGAAACCATTTACGACGACAGCGATGGCAGACCTATTCTTGTTATTCGGATGCTTGATGCTTATGGCATGGTCAACAAAGCGCAGCGCCAGTGGGTAGGGCTGACTGAGAAGGATAAGAACGACTGCTTGGTAAGCGCAGACCCATGTGAATGTCTTGCTGACCCAGAGGCGCACCAATTGATGGGTGATGTAGAAGCCAAACTCAAGGAGAAGAACACATGACTGACCTTTTGCGCAGAGCATGGGATGCGCTTGACACATTTAAACAAGCATATCCTGAAAACTGGCATGACGAAGACGAACAGGTATTAAAAGACCTACTCCGGGCAGACTTAAAACTGTCAGGCGTAAAACTTAAATGGGTAGACCTGACGGATGAGCAGATTGATGTCATCTATGAGCAACACCACAACCAGTACGGCGAATGTGAATCACCTAACTTTGGTTATGAACGCGCCATTGAAGCAAAATCAAAGGAGAAGAACACATGAACTCACAAGAAAAAACATTTGAGACTATTGCCAAACTAAAAGACATTGAGCTTGAATTGCTCCGCTTGAGGAATGCTTTGGATATGGCAAACAAAATAATAGATGCGCAGGAAGCGCGTAATTTTGGGCCACAACCGGGCATGCAATTTGGTATGAACCAAGACGATTGGAAAGAAATAGTTGCCGTCATATCCAAGGTGCGCGATAGCAGAGGCATATACCTAGCATGCCGCCCTGCTGATGTATTCCAAGACTGGTTCCTTGCAATGGGCTTATTCAAACCAAAGGAGAAAAATGCATGAACAAACCATGCAAGTGGTGTCCATGCAACCCAACAGTACCTGAGTTACACCGCAAACTTATTGGACAATTCATGGACATAGTAAAGGCATCAGGTGGGTTCCCCTGCCACGAGAAACATCCAAAGTCCCACGCGCTAACTGAAGAAGCCCTTGGTATCGATGGCAAGTACCACACCATTGATTGCGCTGGATATGCAATATGGGGATTAAAATGATTCAGCCAAATCACCCTAATATTAGGCGGCTGCTGCGCCGGCATGGCGATGGTCTTACCACAAGTCAGATATCAGGAACTCTTGGCATAAATCGGGATTCTGCCCATCGTGCGTTACGCAACATGCCTGATTCTTATATACACAGTTGGACAGAAGCAAAGCAACAAGCACCCGCAGAAGCTATATGGTGCGTAGTAGTACCACCAAAAAACTGTCCTAAACCGAAGGAACGGCCATGAACGAACATAAACAAACCTGGGACTAGTTATGGCGACTGTTAAAAGATCGCGGTACGGTCGTTTGGAGAGTGGCAAGCGCATACCTTATGGAGCTATGGCAGGAGTGAGTCTTGAGCTAAGAACCGCGTATTATTACTATGGGTGGGTACATGATGCGGACATACCAGAGCTACCGCAAGCCAAATGGAACCCTGATACACCTGTTATGCCGGACGAGGTGTTGGCAGAAAAGCAGGCCGTAGTTGAAATCGGAAACTTATTAGATGGTTTAACACCACGGCAAGCAAAGGTACTTCGGTTACGGTTTGGTTTTAATTGCCATGAATTTACCTTAGAAGAAATAGGTAACATATTTGAACTTACCCGTGAACGCATTCGGCAGATTGAGAAAAAAGCCTTGAGTAAACTTCGCGTAGTAGTACCGCCGCAAAATTACCCTAAACCAACCACAAGAAAGGAGATGAATGGACATGCCGAATTTCGCAGCCTGGTCCAATGAGAACCTAGCAAAGTTTGCATCTGATTCTTACAAGAGGATGCAAGCACAACAAGAGGCCATCATGCAAATGCAGGGTGACCTCAAAGACGCAATGGTGCAACTGCGCCAACTATTAATTAAGGAAAGAAATGAAAATTCTGCTGACTAAAATCCGCCTTGATGGTGGAACACAACCCCGCAAAGAGTTAGACGAAACCCTTGTCCAGCACTACACCGAAGAAATACTTGAAGGCCAAGAATTCCCGCCAGTCGATCTACACTTTGACGGCAAACACTATTGGCTTTCTGATGGCTTTCACCGCTGGCACGCACACAAACGTGCAGGACACAAAGACATCGAATCCAACGTCAACGAAGGCACTAAACGAGATGCCTTTATCGCCTCCCTCAAAGCAAATGCACAGCATGGCAAACCCAGGACTCCTGAAGAACGCCGATATGTTGTCCAGCTTGCGCTTGAAGACATTGAGTTGGGCGACCTATCCGATACACAAGTTGCTCAAATTTGCCAAGTAAGCAACATGACTGTTGGCCGTGTCCGTAAGGCATTGGGCCTCAAGAAAGAAACAACTGTAGGTAAAGATGGAAAGCGCCGCGATACCTCCAAAATTGGCCGTAAGCCAGTTACGCTGCCGCCAGCATATCCCGAACCTGCCTTTGAAGATGAAAACAAGCTGACAGAGTTGGCCACAGAAATTAGCGCGGTATCTGAAGAGAACACAAAGCTTAAAGATATGCTGGCGGTTCGGTCCCTGCCTGTTTCAGAAGAGGCAAGAGCAGAGGTTAAAGAAACCATTGAGTCGCTGCGTGAGCAAGTCAAAGAGTTAGAGGCTAAACTTAAATCCATGACGCAGAGCAGGGATGAGTTCATGTCTAAAAACGCCGAGATGCTCAAGCAAATCAATTACTGGAAGCGCCGCGCAGAAAAAGCGGCATAACACCGAAGCTGGGCGGTTTCCCAGCAGGAGAAAGCATGATTGAATTAAGAACACATCAAGCGGATGTGGTGGAGAAGCTCGTACAGGGTTTCGCCCAGCACCGCTGCCAACTGTTGTACGCACCAACAGGATTTGGCAAAACAGAAGTAGCCATGCACATCATGGTTCAAGAGTCCAAGAAGGGCGTCAAGGTTGCGATGGTGCTAGATAGGATTGTGTTGGTTAACCAAACCAGCGCTCGCCTATCTAAGTACAAGATCAACCACGGCGTGATGCAGCAAGATCATTGGCGTTATCGTCCCCATGAAAGAATCCAAGTGTGCAGCGCACAGACCTTGGAGCGTAGGGATGACTTTCCCGATGTTGGCCTCCTGATAATTGATGAATGCCATATCCAGCGTGCGCGGGTTTTAGAGTTCATTAAAGAGCGCCCAGAGATACGGGTGATTGGCCTGACCGCTACGCCATTCACTAACGGCCTAGGCTCTACCTACACCCATGTAGTCGGAGCAAAGCCTACGGGGCAATTGATAGATGAGAAGTGGCTAGTTCCTCTCAAGATCTTTATAGCCAAAGAGATCGACATGACCGGCGTCAAGAAGGTGGCCGGAGAATGGTCACAGGATGAAACAACTAAGCGCGGTATGCAGATTACCGGCGATATAGTTGACGAGTGGATTAACAAGACCAACCAACTGTTTGGCGGTCCTAAAAAGACTGTGGTTTTTGCCTCCGGCGTAGAGCATGGAAGGGACCTTGTTAGGCAGTTCAACGAGCGCGGCTATAACTTTGTTTCCATCTCTTACAAGGAGGATGATGACTTCAAAAGGGACACAATTGAGGATTTCAGCGCCCCTGACACGAAAATTCACGGACTAATTGCCACGGACATACTAACTAGAGGTTTTGACGTACCTGATGTGCTGATAGGGGTATCAGCTAGGCCGTTTTCCAAGTCTTTTTCCTCCCATGTCCAGCAAATGGGCCGAATCATGCGCCCTTGTGATGGCAAAACGCATGGGATATGGCTGGACCATTCGGGTAACTACCTACGTTTCAGGAAAGAATGGGATGAATTGTTTGAGGAAGGCGTTACAGAACTGAAAGACGGCGCTGAATCAGCCAAGAAAGAGCCTACTGAGAAGAAGAAAAAGGACTCAAAGTGCGGTGGCTGCGGTGCGCTTTGGATATGGCCTGACAGAGTTTGCGGGGAATGTGGCTGGACTCGCCCCATGAAAGAGGTACTAAACGTCCCAGGCCATATGGTTGAGTTGGAGACTGGTCAAAAGAATTTTGTGGCCGAGAATCAGCAGTTCTATTCTGAGCTTTTGTACTACGCTCGTATGCGCGGCTACAAAGACGGATGGGCTGCATACAAATACAAAGACAAGTTTGGGGTATTTCCTCGTGGGCTTGGAACAGCGGTGAAGTCTCCAAGTTTCAAAACCCTTCAATGGCTTAAGAGTCAAATGATTGCTTTAGCAAGGGCCAGAGCATGACGTTTGAAGACTTTGCAAGGCTACATGGCCTCATACTGGACTATGTGATTGAGGGCCGGTGGGTGAGAGTGCCGACAGAAGACCATCCCCGAAAGAAGAACGGCGCGTACATCTTTGACGGCAGAAGTGGCCTCATACAGAACCATGCGGTCCACCAGTCGCCCATCAGGTATGTATCCGACCAACCATTCGTGCCTGACCCAAACGCAGCAGCCAAGCGCCAAAAGCAGCGCGAGGATAGGGTGAAGCAACAGGCCGAGGCGGCTAAAAAGGCGGCATTCATCTTTAACAATGTTAAAGTCGAGCAGCATCCTTACTTAGTTCGCAAGGGATTTGCAGAGCCAGCCAAGGTATGGAAGGGGTTGTTAACTGTCCCCATGCGGGTAGCTGGTAATCTAGTTGGCCTCCAGCTAATACATATAGACGGAACAAAGCGGTTTTTGTCAGGGCAGCAGACCAAAGGGGCGAGCCTCGTAATAGACAACAAGGGGCCGAATGTCCTCGTGGAAGGTTTGGCTACGGGATTGTCGGTGCGCCGTGCGCTGAAACTGATGCGGCTGCGCTACTGCATCCACGTTTGTTTCTCGGCTGGGAATATGCTGGAGATAGCCAAAAGCCTGGACAACCCTATTGTGGTGGCCGACAACGATGCAATGGGAATAGGGACTGCCAAAAAAATAGCCTCACGCTTTTGGCTAGGTGAGGCTGGGGAAGACTTCAACGACTACGAACAGAGGGTAGGCAGCATGGCCGCTGCCGAGTCCCTCCGTCCGTTTTTCTAAAGCTGGGTTTCAATTAGGTCTGCAATCTCGTTAAAGTTTTTGTTCCAACTGTCGTTTATCTCAGGTAATGTATCTGCTTTAAGGTGTATCTCACCACCACTTTCGTACTCAAAATCTACTACGCCGCCCATATCATTGTCCAGCCCAGCCCATTCCTGTACTGATAGCGGAAGCAATTGGACTTCTCCGTATAGTTCATAGGATTCAATGAGCTTCACCCAGTTTGCGCCACGTTCTTTCGCATGAATGTCGCACAAAACACCTAGGCAGCAAAATCCATTTTCATCGCGTAGGGTTTCCGTGGTCTGCTTGTACTCTCCGCTGCGGAGTGCCTCCAGCCATTTCTTTTTAATTCGTGGGTTCATAGTCCCTCCAGTTCTGAGTCTGCTGCAAAGGTGGCGGCAATAGCGCCTTCATCCTCGGCTCCATTCTTGTAAATGCGTACATCAATGCCGTTATCGGTGCTAAAGATACGCACCGAAAAGCCTCTGACGGCAAGCCAAGCTGCGCCGTCCACCAGTTCGTAATCGCCATCTAAGATTTTCATGCTTTCTCCTTCATTACATAGGCGGGATTGCCTGTTTCACGCATATAGGTCATGGCCTCGTCGTTGGCCTCTTTTTGAGTCTTAAATTCACCTAAGAAGGTGTGGTTGTGGTTGTATACGCGGTAAATCATTTCATTTCTCCTCTGTTTACTACTCGGGTTTCTATTTGGCTTCTTCCGTCCATCATTAGCGCAGCGGTATGCGCGGCCTCCATTGCGTCTTCTAGTGCCAACGGGTCTTCGCTATGCACGATGCAAGAATAGATACCGCCGTTGGCAGCGGCTTGTTCCCATGATGCGTACTGTTCTAGGTTGTACATTTCTATAAAGGTGTTCATTTGCTTTCTCCTTGTTCGTTCTGTTCTTTCATAAGTTTGCGAGCGTGGGCGGCACCGGCTTCCCACATTCCCAATGCGTCCATGATGCTGGTGTAGTCTTCAGAAAACTCTTCCCAAAGTGCGTCATGGTCTACTTCTCCCTCCATATCGTCCTTCAGTCTCCCGATAAACTGCGATACAGTTTGGGGCGATGCGCTGCCGACGTTATGGCGGTAGTCAACTGCGAATCTGTTGTAATCTAGGTTCATATCATCCCCCCATGTTGCTAGGTGCGTGGGTGATGCCAGCATCTTCCCAAATCTTGTCAACTGCTTCGCAATAGGCTTGACTGCGTCCGCCGTCCTCATCTTCTTCGTAATCAGGTATATCGCAGCAGAAGTCTTCGCCTCCCTTTCGGTAACCCATGTAGCCTACGCCTTGCTCAATGTAGGCAGCCTCCACTTCGATGCCAGCCGCTTCCATTGCGGCGTAAATCCCTTCGGGTGGTGACCATGCCGTATCAAAGTAAACAATGACGGAAATGCCCTCATGCTCGTAGTTATCCACTTTCGCGTCCCACTTTGTTCCCCACTCTGCGACACAGTAGTCGTACCAGTTGGAATAACCAAACTGCTCTACCAGTTTTTGGCCTTCTTCTGTCAATGGGGCGTGGTTCGCAATGGCATCCTTGAGCGGCTGCGGCACCGGCTTAACGGCTTGAAACCACTCGGAATCTTTGCCCTTTTTCAGTTCCTCCAGTATCTTCACCATCATGGGGTTGTCTTGCGAGGCCGTCAAACGGCAGGAATTGGCGCACCAATTAGGCATAACTTTCTCCTAGTAGTTCGGACAATAGCGTCCCCTAAACCCTGCTTGGCAGGGCTTAGAGGGGTTACTGCTTGATTAGCGAATCAAACTGCTCCAGCACACTTTCGCGGCTTCCCTTGAGGCCAAACTCCTTTTTGATGATGGAATAGAAACTGCGTCCGCTGCGCTTTAGTCCCTTGACTTCCAGCCTCAGGCCAGCGCGTAGGGTCAACATACGGAAGTGCATAATTTGGTTTGGTTCAGAAATTACCATTGGTCATCCTCAATTTGTTCGTCAACATCGGCCTGTGAGTAGTACTCGAAAATCTTCGGGTCGTACTTGGATAGGACTGCTTCTTGGCACTTGGCGCAGACTCGCGCAAGGGGAATCCCCCTGCCATCGTGTTCCCACCAGCTATCGGCACGGGTATGGTCGCATCGGTTCATACATCCTCCAAGGGTAAAACTTCGTCATCAATAAAGGCGCGTCCCACTTCAGGGCCGCCGTCTTGCCATGTGTACTGGGCGGTCAGGTTGTATTCGGTATCGTAATACCCAGCTATTTCCTTCGCGTGGGCGGCATCTTCTGCCTCCACTTCCACTTCCACCACAAAAAATTGTCGTACTAGGTATTTCATTGAATCCTCGCAATTGGTATCACGCGGCTTGCGCGTTCGTTAACTAGGTTTATCTTCTTGCCGTGGGCGCGAAACCCTACTATGCTTTTGCGGTTCACGTTTTGGCACAGTTGGCAAACGGCACAGGTCATGTACTCGCGTGTCTGCGCTGGGCAAACCACAATTGGCCTCCCAGCTGGTGTGTAGGAATGCTCAGGCGTATCCACCGGCACGATGCAAACGACAGGGCCAGCCTTGAGTTCGGCTAGGCGGTCAGCCTCTCCAGCATCATCGGCAGACAGGTTAATGGTGTAGCCCCATGCGTTGGCGTGGCGTATCCACCTGATTGCTTGCGCTGACTTCTTGTGCGTATAGGTAAACCCTCTACGTCCAAAGTTGGCGCGGACAATTAGCCCCAGTTCGTAGGCATCCACTTGTTCTCCCTTGCCCACAAGGTCGCCCACTACTTCCCCTCTCCACAGTTGGTCTTGCGGCAGGGCGGCTATCTTTACCACCAGTTCGGCGGTAGACAGGCCGCTGCGGTCTGCTCGGTTCCAAGCCAGCGAGGTGTAGTAATCATCCCCATAGCATCCCTTTCGGTACTGCGGACAGGAGGGAGGGCAAGACTTGCGCTCGCGGTACGTCACAGGAATAGCGCCCACCTTGCGGTTGCCTGATTTTTCAACAAATAGCGTTCTCATGCGTAGCCCCTGAAAGAACGAACGATGCTATCGTTGTTGGTGTGGTGTTCAACAAGGTGAAAGTCTTCACCAGCGTCTTTTTTTGCTTCCAGCCACAGACTAAAGTCGCAGTCTTCTTCGAGGTAAGCAAAATGTCCATTGCGGTACGAATAGGGGGAAATAGCGTCGGCTATCTTGAGGCGGCGCAGTTCAGCTACAGGCACTTCCACCCAGCCATGCGATGGGTCTTGCAGGTATTTGTAGTTCATACCGCCTCCCAGTTCAGGTAGGTTGTGATGATGTAGCCAGCCAGCACACCACCCCAAAGCAGGGCTAACTTGAACAACAGGCCATCATTAGTCAGGCCGAGGTAAATAAACAGGGTAGCCAGTACGGCGCAGGCTATGTCGTAGGCAATCAGGGTCTTGTCAATCATAGAAACTCCTTTGTAGAGGCCAATGTTGGCCAGCAAACCCAGCGCGCTAGGCTTGCGGACTGCATTAGCGCGGTTCGATGGTGAATGTGTTGTTCCCAAAGAAATTGCCAATTTTTTCGCTAATCAGGTCTCCCATGATTGTTTGCTTGTCCATGTACTCTTCCACGGCGTTGTCAATGTCCACGTTCTCGTTGTGCCACTCTTGCAGCTTGTCATCTAGGTTGTCAGCCATCCAGTTTTCAATCAATTCGCCTACGTCTTGCTCAGCGATTGCTTCGCGCACTTGCTCACGCACCAGCGTCAGTAGCGCGGTAACTGGGTTCGCACGGGCGGACATTTCGTTAATCTTGTCCACCAGCACCTTTTTTTCCGCGCGGTGCAGTTCAATGGCGGTGTTCAGGGTGATTTGTGCGGCGGTACGGATAGCGATAGAGTCGCTACTGTTGGCGGCAGCGGAACATAGTTCATTGACGTAAACAAGGGCAGAATTCATGTTTGGGTGGGTAGCGAAAAGGTCGTTTTTGTGGTCGGTAAGCATCTTTAACTCCTGTTAATGTTGAAGGGTACACATGACTTCGGTCGAGGCCATGTCTGATATTACATCACAGGTTTGGTAAAGTTGCAAGCACTTGCTAAAAATATTTTCGGGCGGTTCGAGGTCGGGTCGTTTGACCTGGTGGTAAGGGAGAGGGATTGCAAGGGAATCAGCGCAGTGGTATATTCGGCTCGTTCTCAATTCATACCGGCTAGTCACAATAGACTCAGGCAGTAACAAACATGGCAAGACAGACTACACAGAAACTAACAAGGGCGCAGATACGCGAGGGACTGGATACGATTCCCATAGAGACTCTACTATCATCAGGCCAAGGGAAAAAGCCGGCATTGACTACCAAGCAGCGTAACTTCGCTAAGGCCGTAGCACTAGGTAAGACCAAAGCACAGGCATATAGAGAGTCGTACAAGGTAGACGCAACACCCAGCACAATACTCTCAGCCCCGTATGAGTTAGCTAGAAACCCACAGGTGGCTCGTGAGGTCGAGGCGTACAAGGTGGCAATAGAGGCAGAGAAACACCGAAACCCTGCACAATTGAAGGCTTTGCTAGTGCAGCAGCTGGTGCAACACTCGCTAGACGATGACTTCCCCCCAGCTAGTAGAGTCCAATGTCTCAAGCTACTCGGCTCTCTCTTCGAGGTCGGCGCATTCGTGGAGCGCAAAGAGATAACCACAGTCAACCGCAGCGAGGATATCAGGACGCGGCTACTCTCACGGCTACAGACTATCACAGTAGACGCAGATGTGAAGGTAGACGATGCACTAGACTTGCTGGCAGAGATACGCACAGGCAAATCCGATGCAAAAGAATCGGTGGAGGTGGTTGACGATGGCGCTGGCGCAGCACCCACCGCAGGGGCGGCCCCGCCTTTGGGCGGCTCGGGGCCTGCTGACCCTCCACATACTATTCCACTCAAACGATCAGAGCCAAAACAGAGCCACCCTACAACATTAACAGAACCAGAGATAGTGGATGATTTTGACAAATAGCCCCCCTTGTTTTTTGGTATGAAAAGGTGGGGGGTATATATTTTTAAAGGAACATTAACAGATGTTAAAGTTTGATGGATTTCACAAGGCGTTTATGGGTGTAGCTGAGGTATGGGTTCCTACTGGGGCGGGGATGTCTTTGGTAGAGAAGGCTGTGTATGACGGGTATAGGATGGTTAGGGTACTTATGCGTCAGGGCATGAGTGAGGAAGATGCCCGCGAATACATTTCTTTTAATGTTGAGGGTGCTTATCTTGGCCAGGAGACACCTATCATTTATTGGCCATATGTTCCAGAATGAACATTAACAGGTGTTAAAGTTGTTATATCCTAAAGAGCTATATGTGGTAAAGAAGAAGGAGTACTTTATGACTGAGAAGCAGCGGACGGTTTTTCTTGTTATAGATGAGTACTGGAAGAACTTTGGGTATGGTCCGTCTATAGATGACATCATGTATCAGACTGGGGATAAGGGGCGGGGGAATGTTCATAGGGTGGTTAAGAAGCTTTGTGACTTGGGGATATGTAAGCGGGTGAGTAAGAGCGCCCGCAGTGTTCGGCCTAGCTATTTATCAATGAGGAATATATGAGCGATCCTAAAGAAGAACCTGTAGACATGCCTACAGAGGAAGACTACCTTGCGGCTCTTGGGCCTTGTGGCAAATGAACATTGACGCTATTAGTAAGGCGATAGAGCTTTTGCCTGTTAATGAGCAGGAGGCTGT